GGTTGTCTGTCATCAAATCTCCATAATCCCGATGCGGACTGGTTGCTGGTCTTGCGCCCAACCACTCACGAAGCCCGGCGCAGGCCAGATGGTTCCGGTGATTGCCGAGCCACCCGTAATCGTGTAGTGGGTCTCGTCAATGACGGTCAGAATGTTGTATTCCGAACCGTTGCCGATGAAGTAGGACTGCCCATCGTTGTCGAAGCGGTGGGGGATGTCTGACTCAATCGTCCAAGTGCCATCGCCGTTGTCGTTCGCGCTAATCGTGGTGAAAGCAAAGGCTCCGATGATGAGCGAGTATTGGTCTGGCACTGCGTAAATGGGGGCCGTAATCTCAAATGCCCCACGCTGCGTGCCGTAAACACGAACGGTGTTGGTGATTGGAGCAGCGTAAACGTCGCTCAAATCCTCAACGAGCATTGGGATGTTGTGCGCTTGGCTGAATGTCAACGTCAGGTAGTTGCTGCTCAGGCCGAAGTCGCTGACATAACCGACTGAAGCAGCCGAGAGGGGCAGTGGGTTGATGCCTGCAACTGCCGACACTGGGCCGAGGTAGAGGTTGGTGAAGAAGGGAGTGGCTGGCGTGACATTGAAACCTGCATACTTCGCCGGAGCGTCTCCGAATAGTGAAATCCAGCAGAAGGAGTTCGGCGTGCCGTTGGAGATCCAAACCCCAAGCCGTGCGTCACGAGCCGGAGCCAGCGTTGCTACACCAGCGACATTGTGGTTGGAGGCAGGGTTTACCGCCGTAGTCGACTGGTATTCCTCTACTGCTTGAACAGGCATAGGTTCTCCTTAGAGGCAGTTCAGGGCGACGGGGATAATATCGCCAACGTCGCCATTCAGCAGGGCTACGCCGACATGAACGAGGTTGTAGTTGCCCGAAACGTCGTAGGTGATAAGCCCCAACTGGTTGAAGTCATCGCTGTTGAAGGCCACTCGAACCTTGTCTCCAGCGTTGACGTAGGTGCGACCGGCGTTGTCCGAGACGTTCTGGGAGTCAAGGCCAATGATCGCCTTGCTGATCCCGACGCACATGACCTCGGCCTCCTCGGCGTTCACGGTGGTGTATTCGCGAACGACAGGGTCGTAGTTGAAGTAGAGGCGTGGTGCGTTCTGGCAGATGCCAACAGGTGCAACCCCACACACACCGGGGGTAGCCCACACGCTGACGAACTCTGGACCGTTGCATTCGTAGGCTGAAACCACTCGGTATTGAAGTCCGGGGGTCACGACGCTCTGCGAGAAGGGGATTTCACCATAGCCCGGCTCCTCAATGGGAAGCACGGACAGGGAAATCTTTACGCTGTGTTGATTGTTTTCGTAGGCCATTACTTGTCCTTCGCCAGTTGGGCGTTCATGTAGTCGACAACGGTCTGGCCAGAATCAGCAAGCGACTGGGCGGCTGCCTTGATGGCTTCTTCGCTGCGGGCGTTGGCGTAGCCCTCCACACCCTGCTGCTGAAGCGACCACCAGCCACCGATGAAGTTGATCCGCCACTTCTTGTCGCTGGAATACTGACCGCCCAGAGGCGAGTCCTTCCATTCGATTGCAGCCATTAGTTCGTCTCCCCGTATGCGCTGAAGTTCTTGAAGGTTTCTTCGGTAGTCGGGAGGTCGACTTCAACCCCTGCGCCGGTTCCACCAATGCTGTAGCCCCGGATTTCGCCCTTCTTGACGAGTTCCCAAGCCCACGGTTCCCACTTCACCCCAAGGAATACGGTGCCTGCGGGGAAAGCAGTCTTGGTGATTTGTCCAGTGTCGGCTTGGAGCATTGGAACCTCGATCGGGTGTGGCCACGTGAGTGCCTCTACCCACTTGCCAGCCACGATGTTGACGTTGTGCTGAAGGCGAATATCACGGTCGCCGTTCTCAACGTAGCCCCAGAGTGCCTTTTGGAGTTCTTCGGGGTCAGTCCATTCGCCGTGAGCATCAGCACGGTTCGGGACATACCAAGGTCCGAGGGTGTAGCGCTGCTCGTCTGACTTGCGGATTTGGTTCGGGATTTCAGCGGCCTTGGCGGCAACAAGGACTTCAGGGCCTTCGTCGACGATGATTTCCAAGTCGGAAGGCTCTTCGTCGTTCTTTTCACCAGTCCAGTCGGGCGAGTTGACGTGAACTGAGTCGACGTTCGGTCCGTCCATCTTGGTCAAGTCTCGGCGGCTCTTGTAGTAGGTGTCTACTTCAGCAGTGGCCTTGATGAGAACCGGCACCGTGTTGAACTTGCACCAGCCGGTAGGGGCGCAGGTGACCGCTACCCAGTCGCAGGAACCGGAGTCGGAGCAGGCGATGCAGTTGGCGCAGGTTCCACCATTCGCCAAGTAAGGCGAGGAGTCCGTATAGGCGGCATCAGCAGCGGGGACACGCCCCAAGTCCTCAACAAGGTCATCGAGGCTTTCAGCCAACTCAACCTGCCATGGATCGAGGCCATCTCGCCAGTTGTCGCCCAGAATGCTCTCGTCTGAGGAGGAACTGCTGCTGGAACTACTACTTGAGGACGATGAACTCGAAGATGATGAACTACTCGAGGAACTGCTTGAGGAACTACTGCTGCTGGAACTTGAGGAACTGCTCGATGAACTCGAGGAACTTGACGAACTTGAGGACTCAGTGTCGTCATCGAGCGCCCCGCCCTGTTGGTTCTGCTGAACAGCCTGCAAGATTGCGGCGACAGTGTTCGGGTCGAGGGCAACTTGAACTGCCCCATCGGTGGTGGAATCATCCTCTACCGTAGGCTCTTCGGCCTGCATTGGGGCGGTGTTGAAGATAAACGGGAAGCCGATGGCCTTGTCGAGGGGTTGGCATTCCGGCTGCTGAACCGTAGAACCGCACACGACGCAGGCGGGAACGCCGTCAAAGTCGTTCTGGCTCTTGGTGAATGGGTGGGGGACAGAAGCCAGTCCCTTGGCGATATTGCGGGCGATCAGGCGCTTTTCAGCGTTGGCGCTCAAGTCCTCGCCGCCGAACACTCGCTGTGCAAGGCGCTTCCATACCGGCGAGACTGACTTTTCCACCTCATTGGGGACGAGAACGAGCGAAGTTCCCTCGTCTCCATTGCTTACGGCGAGGAGATCAGCAGTTTCGTAGCCTTCCGTGAGGAGGTCGGCGGCGGCTTCTCGCAGTTCGGCGTGGACGGCCTTGTTCAGCACGACCTCGGAAAGGGATACATTGGCCACGACATCTAGAACCTCAACTGGCTTCACTGTCACCTTCTCCTTGGGCGATTACGTTTAATGCTACATTAGGGTGGTGAAATCCCTGTTCAACTACCGTGTGCGAACCTTCGTCACGGATGGAACAGCAGTGCTCGCCTTGATAGTTGAGGGCTTCTTTGGCTTGCTGGACTTCACCTTGCGGATGCGAATGGTCACGAGGTCGTGCCTTGGTTGTTGGTCAGCGGGCCGTTCTGGCCTGTGGGCTTCGGCTTTCCGCCCTTTGCTGATGGCGGGGCTTCGCCTGTGTAGCCCGCCGAGGAGATATTGGCCTGTATTCCACTACCGCCCGACTGATCGTTCAGTCCCCCCTGCGGATTTTGCATAGAAGTGGACTGCGTGTTGCTGTTCGGGCTGCCGCTTGCACCGGCGTCGCCGTTGTTTACCCCAATGAACGCCTGCTTGGGGTCGGTCATCTCTGGATCGGGCTGGATTTGGTTTCCACCATAGCGAACGTTCTCGGCTAGGCCATTCGGTTCCGCTTGGAATGGCGGGAGACCGGCCAGTTCCCGCAGGTAGTCCTCGAGGTTGTTGTCCGGAGTCAGCAGTTGGGCGGTGCTCATGTTGGCAAGGAAGCCGCCGAGTTCGACCAAGTCGACCGCATTCACCTGACCGTAGGTCAAGTTCGGGCAGCGTGCCGTATCGAAGCCATTAAGGGCGATCAGCCGAGGAATGGCGTGGCTGTTGAATACCTCGGCGATAAGGCGCACCCAAGATTCCACCGCCGCCATGAACAAGTCGACCTTCGAAGCGCCCAAAGCGAAGGAGCCGACGCTCTCGTGACCCATCATGATGAAGTCCGCCAAGCAGGTCATGGCGATCTGGTTGTTGTAGCGGGTGATGATCTGGTCAGTGTTGAATTGTCGGGTTCCGCCCGAGTTCAGCAACTTGAAGTCAACCAGTTGCTTGCCGTTCTCGTCGAACATCAGGGGGATAACGATGCCCTCTGCCTCGTTGCGCTTTACACCACGAACAATCTGTTCCATGGCGGCAAGTGCGGCACGTTCCGCAGGAGTTGCCGTCTTTGACATCCATTCAGCAGGAACATACCCAACCGGCAGGCCAGCGAGGTCACGCTCAACACCAACGGCCTCAAACTCCTCGATGCGGCGCTTGTAATACCAAGGCTTGAAGGAGGAACGCAGGATTGAGCGTCCTTCGGGGTTCCCACGTGCTGAAGTAGTGCGGAACAACAAGCCCTTCTCGATGGGGATCACGTTCAGCCGACCCGTTGTGGGGTCGCGCTGGATCATCGCCTTGATTCCACCAGTCTCGTCGAACTGCCACTGCCACAAGGAGTCTTGGGCACGCATGACGATTTTCCGCCACCCAATCTTGTTGTCGTTGTAGCGGGAGCGATAAATCGGGTCTTTCTGGTCTGGCCCCTTGCGCTGTTTGTAGACGATCTCGAAGAACGACCAGCCGTAAATCAGGAACGAGGTGATGGCGATCATCAACTCGTGCCAAGAGTGGCTCATGTCGTCCATGCATTCCTGCACGAAGATGGCTGCCGCTTGGTCTTGATCGAGGGGGGTTTCACCAGTCGGGTCGGTATAGGGGTCGACACGCCAGTCAACTTGGAGGATCACCCGTTCAATGGCGAACAGAATTGCGCCAATAATCGGATCATTCTCCGACATGTCCCTATAGGCGGTGAGGGACTGCCTGCCTCGGAGTTGGGGCAGGATGTCGTCGATGACGAAGCCACCCGTGCGCCACAGACCTGTAGCGCCGAGTTCAGTGAACGCGTCTACCTGCGGGAGGAGTTCTTCGTTATCGGGCATCCCTACTCCGTGCGTCGATTGAGCGGCTGGCGTCTACCAGACTACTCCCTGATTTCACTAAAACTTGGATTCGGCGGCGTTGACTAAAGGAGTGTCCTCCCCAGATGCCGAACTGCTCCTCGAGACCCAACTCGAGGCAGTCGTAGCGAACGGGGCAAACGAGGCACAACTTCCGTGCTGGAATAAGGTGCTTTCCGCCCGGAGTTTCGTGCCGTTCTGGGTACATTGTGTCCAAGTGGCGCTGATTTTCTACGTCACGGCACACTGCCTGATCAGTCCACGCCGGACGGCGCATCTTGTTCAGCAGGTCTAACTCGATGGGAATGAAGTCGACGTCGTTCAGCCGGGCATGAAGTTCATCCGGCAAGTCCATCGTCACTCTTCATCACCATTCAGGAAGCAATAGGCGAGGAAGCGAATGGCCTGCCGTTCGGTGAAGCCAGCGGCGGTCATGATCTCAAACAAGTCCCGCATCTCTACGAAGTGCAGGGCGATCGCTAGCGAGTCGCTGTCGATCTCGTCCGAGGTGATGTCCCGATCGAAGTCGTTGTCGCCGGGGTTGGGAATGTCCATGGTGGAAATGCTACAGGCTCGACCCTATTTTAGTCGGGGTCACCTTCAGACGCGCCGGTAGGGCACTCTCCCGAAGGAAAGTGCCCTACGTTCAGCCCCCCGTTGAGGCTAAACCTTTGGCCTAGAAGGGCTCCTCGTTAAAGGAGTTCTGCTGGCGTGACTGCTGGGGCGCACGGTTGCCTCCACCGCCCTCGCTGTCGAACTCGACCTTGGTGATCGCAGCCGTAGCCCAGCGGAGCGACACGGCGACCTCATCGGCCACCAGTTCGACCTTGGAGCGCTTGGCACCGGAGTCCTTGTCTTCCCACGTGCGCTGCTGAAGGTAGCCG